TGGTAAAGCTTCTTATTCATCCTCTTGTTTATATCCAACTATTTCTCCTTCTCTAGAAACAATGACTTTTAACTTTCTTGTTTTTGCAAATTTCTTTTTTAATTTATCTAAATGTTCTTGGTTTTTTTCGTCTTCTTCTTCATATCGTTCATTGTAATTAGAACTATGATATTTCCAAAATTTTGTATGTCCTACACGAAAATCTGTATGCGCTGATGCTTTATACCAAAAAATTTGATCTTTTAAATCTGAACTATTTCCAGAAGTTTTAATAACTAGACATTCATGGTCTTGAGTACATGCATCTAAAATATTGCAAAAGTGCTCGAACGATGGCACCATTCCTCCATATGCATCGTATATTCTTTTTCGATTTGCAACAGAAGGTTCATTAAAGATAAATACATAATCAATATTACTTCTTAATTCAGGAGGGATACCTTGGGCATATTGCATGGTTAAGATGAAGAGAAAATTAAAATGTCTTCCATTAAAGAAAATACTTTTAATTGTTTTATCCTTTTTCCAACTTGCAGCATCATGTAACATATCATCTAATACAATAAACAAATTATTACTTTGATGTTTTCCAGTTTCTGAAAGACCTTGGTTTTTAGCTTCTCTAATTTTACGTTTTTGTCTATTCATAATACTATCAATCAATTCAGGGTCATATTCAGAATGTATAAAACAATCTGGGACAAAATCTCCAAAAAATGGAGATGCTTCTTCTGTACCAGAAAATACTATACCAGAAGGTATATCTCGGTGATGAAAAAAGATGTCTCTTGTTAAAAAACTGTTATGTGTAACAATAAAATTTCCTAATACATATCGATTATTTCCATCTAATTCAATACCAAAATAACGGTCTTCAGGTAATTGAGTAATTTTAATTTGACTGACTAATGCATTTACACGATCATTTCTCTTTTGTGCCCTTTTTCTAGGAATTAAAGTAGGTATTTCTTCTATACCTTCCCCATTTATATGTATTCTGAATGCTTTTCCAATTTTTTTAACACCATTATGTGTCCAAGAAGTCTTTTTATCATGTTTATAAGCAGTAAATCCTAAACTACGAGCTAAATAAATAATGTCATCAAGTAATTTTTCATGCTTTTCACATTGTGTTATTTCAAAATCATTTTGTTTAGATAAATGACCATCTGCATCTATAAATCCAGCTAGTAATTTTAATCTATTTTCTCTAGTATTGCATTTATAAATATGAGGAATATGTTTATTATTCAACATATCCAAATCACGTAATGCTTTCAAAAAAACATTACCTTTTTGTACATAACCACTTGAAACTTTGTAAGTGTATTTATTTTTATAATCTAAATACAAGTTGTATTGTTCTAAATTATTTGCAAAATAATGTAATATGGTAGAATCTTGGGTTGTTATATTAGAATTATTTGATGTTCCATCTCCTAACCAATATCCAATCATATAAGGATCGATTGACAATTCTACATTTTGTTCTGGAAATGTTAATGCTGAGACTTGATATCCTAATAAATTTTCTTTGTATTTTTTAGAGAGTGCCAAGTATTCTTTTATAGGAATATCTACATATAAATCATCTATTATATTATCATAATATCTTTTTGCTTCGTCGTATACTTTATCTTTATCTTTATCTTTACCTATATAAGAAAAATCTTTATGTATTACTTTAATCTTATTTTTGTCAAAATATCTTACTTGAAAAGACATTCTTTCTGTTCTTTCAAACATAAATTTTTTAGCAGTCCATTTTAAACTTAAAATATGATGACTATTTACAGTATAACTTTCACCCTTTTTATTTTCTACTTTATACATAATGTCAGTTCCAGAATGTGTTTCTAGCACATTTCTAGGTGCACTGTCGTCGCCCATAACTTGATCTCCAACCTTTATATCTTCTACATTTTTAATTGTACCGTCATACATGAGCACTTTGGTACCATAAATTTGACATTTTCCAGTCCTGCGCTTCCCTAGGATAAGTATGGTCGCATCTGGTAAAATACTTTTAATTTTAAATTTACGAAGTGCTAATTTTTCAAACTCATTAAGAAGCATATTGCTATAGAGTAATTTTTTAATTTTGCGATATAGACGAGATAAAAAGAGTGTATAGATGAAATGAAAGTGTGGTAAAAACTTTTTTATAAAATATTTGTAAATTTTAACTTGATATGTTTTTATCGATTGATATTGGTTTACGTAATTTAGCAATGTGTCTTATGACGGCAAGTGATAAAAATGATTTAACTACTTATTCAATAAAATTATGGAATGTATTTAATACTTTAAATTCAGATGAATATCGTTGCGAACAGCTTCAAAAATCTGGTAAAATATGTAATAAATTATGCGGTTTTACTTATAAAGACGTATTAACTCAAAATGCAGTGTATTGTTGTAAAACACATTTTCCAAAAGATATTAACATCACAAAATCTAATATATTTAAAAAAAAGAAAATAGACGAATATTTGTTACAAGATATAGCAAAAATTGTTTTAGAGAAATTAGATAGTATATATAGAGAGAATATAGAACTCTTTTTAGAGTTGAAGAATATTGTTATAGAATTACAACCAAAGGTAAATCAAAAAATGAAATTTACATCTCATATTATTTATGGAAAATTAGTAGAATTAATGAAAGATACAAATTGTACTATAAGATTTGTAAGAGCGAGTCAAAAGTTGAAATGTTATACTGGTCCGATTTTAACATGTAATTTAAAAGATTCATATGCAAAAAGAAAATGGTTAAGTGTACAATATTGTAGATGGTTTTTAGAAAATAAATTTAGTAAAGATGAAATGGAAAAGTGGATACCCTTTTTTGATTCACATCAAAAAAAGGATGATATAGGAGATACTTTTTTAATGGCGATAAATCTTATATACGGTATACCTAAAAAACAAGCACGTAATAAAAAAGGTAATTGTATAAAATAGCTTTTTTCTTTACTTTGCCTAAGCTTAATTTAATAACTACGAGAATTTTTTAATTCATGTAAATCCGAATAAAGAATACAGAATTGAATAAAAAGATTACGTGTTAAAGAGAATTTAAATTTTCTTAAAAATGTATTTAAAATATTGTATGAATATTCTATTTCTACACTATAAAAATCATCAAAATCATTTAAATTATTTAAATTATTTAAATTATATGTTTTGGTTAGTTGTAAATTTCTTTGTACTATCAATTGGTGTATGAAATCTGATAATATAGGATAAGTTAAATAGGAAAAAAAAAATGGAGAAGACGTGAATCTTTCTTTAAATTCGTAGTAAATATTTAATATTTGATCAGAGTAGCAAAAAAAAAATTCATCTGTATCTAGTGTATAATTATCTAGAATATCTTCATCGTTAATATCAGAAAAAAATCCGTCAGAGGACATTATTCTTTTCATTTATATAAAATATAAACAAATGTTTAAATTACTTTTTATTTATTTAAAAAAAATTTATTTTGTTATACTATAATAAAAAAGAGAATGGATAATATTATTGAAACAATTAAATCAAATGATCTTGTCAAAATTTTATTAATTGTAGGATTAGTATATTTTTTAATGACATATATGAAGGGATCTAAAAAAGAAAGTTTAGAAAACGTAGATGCTCCAGCTGCTCCAGTTGTAAATCAAGCTCCTCTTGAACTACCAGCTAACCAACCTACTATGACATTTTCACCAGCAAATATGCCTAACGCAGATGCACAGCAAAAACAAATTGATGACGTTGTTGCTGGACAACAAAAATTAACAGCTGATGATCTCCTTCCTAAATATGATGATGCCAATGCCTTTGCAAAAGAAAATCCTGTCTCTCAATTATTAAAGGAACAAAACTTTTTAGTAAGTGGTTTTCATGCAGGGATTAATACAGTGATGCAAAGTAATAAAATCCCGTACCTAGATTTACGAGTATTGCCACCTATTCCAAAGGAAAACGTTGGACCATGGAATCAAAGCAGTTATGAACAAAGTCCTGCTTCACTTCGACGTGGATTAGAAATTCTTTAAATGATCGATGTCGATACCTTTAATGATAGACGGCAAGGTGTTGGTACTATTTGATGCTTGTAATATTTTTTTAATTAAATTTTGTTTATTTAATTAAA